ATTCTGCGTATGTTCTTTCTCCAGAATTGATAATTTCTCCAATCCATAAATTTTGTGGGTTAGTAGCGTTTACGAAATTTGATAAAAGGAAATCTATTACTTCTTGATCCGAATACTTCCTAGAAGTTTTCTCAAACCAATACTTATCTTTCCTCTTATTGAATGATGTTATTGTAGCACGAGATTTACCACCATACTTAATGAAATCATACTTAGGGTTAGTAAAATGACTTTTCATCGATAAGTATGTGCGATAAGTCTCAAACGGTGTCACTTTCATTTCCTACCATAAAAAGCATCAGTAGAATATGGGAAGGAATGATTAGATTCAGCATTAAATTTACCCCACAATTTAGAAGCATACTCTGGATCATCTCGCAATTCTCTATCATAGATATCAAATCTTTCCCTACCTCTAACTTTATAAAGATAATCATGATAAAAATATTGACGTCCTGTTCTTGGTACATTAGTTTTCCAACCAGTAAAATCAAGAACTCCACTTTCACTAGAAGTTATACAATAATCAACATCTTCCTCATTACCATCCCACCACCATGTAGTACAAGAATCAACTGTAACAATTGTAGATAAAGTTTTTAAAGCAGTCATTCTTAAAAAACCATTATGATAAGCATCAAAGGATTCCTGTCGTTTATCAGTTGGACTAAATTTTATACCATTCGTAACATGAAATATCAAATCCAAATCTTCGTTAATTAATAATTCATTAAGAGGGGTTCCATCCTCTTCTATAGCACCCCACATATCATTACAGATCATACCAGCACATTTAAGTGCCATACCATCTGAAAAATCTTTACCACTAGGAATAAAGAAACTTTGTATTCCTTGATCTGCATTTCTACGTATGCAATTATCATGAGGAATACAATAAGTCTTCAATATCATTAATGGAAGATTATCAGGATTATTTTCAGTATCCCAACTATTGTAGAATCTAATCATATTTCGATTAAGAAGTCCTGCAGGTTCCTCTTCTCTAAAACAAGTTCCCATAAAGAGATTTACACCACATTTCCTTTGATGATTTTTAACCTCTTTTTCAGCATCCCTTAATTCATCAAGATTACTCACCCAATCATTAGCATACCCAGATAAAGATCCTTCAGGTGTTGAAAGGTAAATAACTTCATTTTCTTTTGCCCAGTCAAGTGCCTTTAATATTTCCTTTTTATTAGCTTGTATATTTGTGCCTACTGGAATTTGAGCACCTGCTAATCTAATTGTGTCTTTAGTCATGATTCAATATTCCCAATATGGTAAGTTATTGTCTTCAATATATTTTAGCATCTTATGATCTGGCATTTCAGAAATGTCCAAATCATGATAAAAATATTGGCGACCCCTTTCAGGTACATCAGTCAACCATCCAGTAAAATCAAGTACTCCACTTCTACTAGATGTTTGATAAGTATCAATAGTATCCTCATTACCATCCCAATCCCAAGCAGCACAAGAATCAACTGTGAGAATAGGAATTTTAGAATATATGCTAGACATCCTCAGTAAACTATTGTGAAAATTAAAATATGATTCACATCTAAAATCATTATCAGCAAACTTTCTACCATTAGTGGCATGCATAATTAATCGCAAACCATCTAAATCCCTTCCTCGCAATTCATGCATTATTGAAGAGGTATCAGTGATACTTTTTTGATACATATCATTACATATCATACCAACCGCAAAATACTGCGAATCGTCTGATAGAGGTATGCCTCTTAGATTCTCATCCTCATCTCTACCAATAACACCCTCATCAGGTTTAACGACATAAGTTTTATTTGTAGATAATGATGCTCCACTAGTATGGTAATGTCTTATCTGATTTCTAAAAATATTACCACCTATTTCATTCTCTTGAAAATATGTACCAAGATGAAGACGTACTCCAGAATTTTTTTGAAATTCACATATCTCAGATAAAGCATCATATAATTGAGTAAGATTATCTTTCCAATAAGGGGTATATCCAGAAAGAGCTGCTTCTGGAGTTAATAGATGATCTACCTTATTCTCCTTTGCCCAATCAAGTGCCTTTAATATTTCCTTTTTATTGACCTCAATATCCGATCCTACTGGGATCTGAGCACCTGCTATTCTAATTGTTGATTTCATATTCAAAAGGTTCTATGTCGTTGTCTTTAAAGAATTTATCCATTCTACTAGCATATATTGATGATATATCCAAATCATGGTAGAAATATTGACGACCTCTATTAGGAACGTCAGTTAACCAACCAGTATAATCAACAACACCACTTTGACTAGAAGTTTTACATTTATCAACAGTATCCTCATTACCATCCCAATCCCAAGGAGTACAAGAATCAACTGTAAGAATAGGGTATACAAACATAGATGTTAATCTTAAAACACTGTTGTGCCAATCATTAAAAATATCCCATCTAAAATCATGGTCTTCAAATTTTCTACCATTAGTAGAATGCATAATTAACTGTATCTCAGGATGATCACCAGCAATTTGAAGTACAAGAGCTCTTTCATCTAAATCATTAGCACCCCACATATCATTACATATTAAACCAACAGCAAATGCGTCAGGAGTTGGATTTCCACCAGATAAAACTAAATTGGTAGTGTTATGATATATTGGAAAAGAAACCATAGGTTCCTCATCATTGTTTCTTCCCAAAACACCTTCATCACCTAAAACAAAAGTTTTATTTGTAGCACCTTGAAAATGTCCTTTATTGTTATAATGTCTAATTTGATTCTTAAAAATATCACCTCTACCTTCTCTTTCTTGAAAATTAGTTCCTAAATGTAAACCTACTCCACATTTCCTTTGATGTTCTTCAACTTCACGTAAAGATTCAAATAATTGAGGTAGTTTCTGCTTCCAATCAGTACAATATCCAGACAATGATCCTTCTGGAGTTAATAGGTGTTCTACCTTATTCTCCTTTGCCCAATCAAGTGCTTTAAATATCTCTTTTTTATTAATTTCAATATCACTACCCACTGGAATTTGAGCACCTGCTATTCTAGTCTTCATCATTTTCCTCCGTATCAAATTCAGTTATAGCATCAATAGGAACTTCTGCTTTTCCTATACGATACCAATGTACCATTTCACCACTTTTCCAACTCTTGCGTTCTCCAATATACTCAAGATCAGGCATATTATAATCACGCAAAATTGCCTGTAATCGGTGATGTAATAAATCAATCTGTGTTGGCATTTTTTAAAGTAAATCCATCTCTAGTTATTTGAATATTGAAACTTACACTAATACGCTCACTATCAGTCATATTTGTTTCAGTAGTATGATACAACAATCCTGGCCAAAAAGCAAGTAATCCTTCTTCTGGTGACAATCCTTGTGTCCCATCCATAATAGAATATAAAAAACTAGAAACTAAGCTCCTATTGGGACTATAAAATATCAAATCACCATCTTTTTTATTAGTTTGTAGGTAATAAACTCCAGAAACATCAATACTGCCATGATCATGTAAAGGAGCATGTTGTCCTTTAAGAGTTCTAGTAAACCACGAATGTAGTACATAATACTCCCTGTTACCATTATAACCCAGTTCGTTCATGAACTGCATTAAATTGTCGTGAATAAAATTTAAAAAATTAGTACAATTAAATCTTTCTAAAACATTCTCATTAAATAAAGATCCATCTTTACCCATACTTAAATCATGATCATTATCAATTTCATTGTGATAAAAATCCAATGAATTATAAGTATCCCAAAGCTCTTTTTGAATTATTTCAAACTGATCATCAGAAGCTTTTTGTAAATAAACTGGAGTAGGAAAAGCAGTTTGTATTGGCATTATATGGGTAATTTAGCTTTAGAAGTTGCTTTCATAAAATTAAGACGAGTAGCATCCCATTTTAATCTTTCTTTTAAAGGTTTTGAAATAAGTTTAGATACAGATTCTACCTCAATATTATTAGATTCACAATAATAACATATAGCATCAATGTAATTAAATTGTTCTTCTGCTACTATCTTTTCGATTTCCATAGCAAACTTTTGAGGTGTGAGAAAC